AAAAGTGGTGCTGACGCAAAGAAAATGTTTACAGATAAAATAGTACCTATAAGTATTAATTATCCTTTTTTCTTTAAACCCATACAAGATGGTATGGATCGACCAAAATCAGAGTTAGCATATCGTATACCTGCTAAAAAGTTTACACGACGTAAAATGCGTGAGACAGAAGTCGAAGATGATATGCAAGGTCTGGACACTACTATTGACTGGAAAAACACTGGTGATAACAGTTATGATGGTGAAAAACTTTCTTTGTTAGTACATGATGAAAGTGGTAAGTGGGAAAGGCCTGATAATATATTAAACAACTGGAGAGTTACTAAAACTTGTTTAAGGTTAGGTGGTAGAATAGTAGGTAAGTGTATGATGGGATCAACATCAAATGCTTTAGATAAAGGTGGTGATAACTTTAAAAAACTTTATAATGACTCAGATGTCACAAAAAGAAATAGAAATGGTCAAACTAAATCTGGTCTATACTCTTTGTTTATCCCAATGGAATGGAACTATGAAGGATTTATTGACGAGTTCGGACTTCCAGTATTTGATACACCTAGTAGCGCAAGAAGAGGCCCACATGGCGAACTGATAGACATAGGTGTTGTTGATTATTGGGAAAACGAAGTTGATGGTTTGAAAGATGATCAAGACGCTTTAAATGAATTTTATAGACAATTTCCT